CTCCTCCTCCTCGACCGGAGGTTCCTCCTCCTCCTCCTCCTCCTCGACCAGGTCTTTGAGCTCGTCGTCGGACAGCTTTTTGACTGCATCGATATGGGCCTCGTCGGCCTCGTCCGGATCGCCTCCCCGGAGGATCACCGCATCCTCGTCTCCCTTGATGTAGAGGAGCCCCATCTCTGGGACCGACGTTGCCACCTCGATCTCGCAGAGGAGGCCGCGGCTGGAGTATTCTACGATCCGCCGAACGCAGAGCCCGTCAATCAGTTCGGACTTCTCCCCGAGGGTGATCTTCTGGGGGCAGCCCGAGTAGTTCGTCACCCCAGCGTGAAACTTCACGAACGAAAGGATCGGCGGGACGAACCCGACCAGCTTCGGCCGGGCAACGTTCTCAGCGATCTTGTAGAACTCTGCGAGGTTCGTCGCCTTCTCATCGACGAGCGACTGGGTCGACAGATTCGGGTCGTACAGGACAGGAGCGACCAGCTCCCCGTGGCGCTCGATCGACTTGTCGTTTCGGGCCTCGGCGAAAAACCGCTCATGAGTCTCCAGCGGCGAGTACTCACTGGACGGCGGGTAGACGCCCGACCCCACGACCCGGAGGATGTTCGAGTGACCAATCACGGTCTCCGCTTCGTCCGGATCCATCATGTACGGGTCGAGGTCGATCATCCCCTTCTGCGGTTTGGGGTCGGTGAAATAGAACATCCCGAACTCATCGACGAACCAGATCGCTCCGACCTTGGTAGCGAGGTGGGTGAGGGCAGTCTGATAGCTCACCTGGCCCGCCTTGAATATGGGCCACTGATAGTCGTACAGGTGGTCGGAGGTAATATCGATCACTCGCCCCTTGATTTTGTCGCCGTGGGCGGACTGGTCTCGATGCATGTTCAGCAGATCGTTGACGACCGTCGTCACCGTTTTCATTTTGGCATCGTAGTCTTCTTTGAGGGCATCGCCCAGGGTCCCCACCAGGCAGACGCCCTCGACGACGATCCGGTTCGGCCGGTAGCTCACCTTCTGGACCTCGCCATCGGCCAGAACGAACTCGTGCCGGACGGAGGTGGTCTCTCCTCGTCGGCCTCGTCCGGCGCAGTGAACCATCTCGTTGTAGAGGGCGACCTTGATCTCGTGGTCGGTCTGGAACTTCCCCAGAAACATGTTGTTGATGTGGATGATGGTGATATCGATCTTGTCACCCTCGTTGTAGTTGAAGTTCTCATCGGCCCGGATCGATTCGACCCACGGCGACACGTCGACCCCGTCGATCGTAACGAGGTGATCGAGCGCCATCAAGTGGTCCCCCGGTCGTTGGCTTCAATGAACGAGAGGGTACAGTTGTAATAAAAGTCGGTCGTGCCCCCGGGCTGGGTCATCCGCTTCCGTTCCAGGTACATGCAGATCGAGTCGAGACTCGTCCGCACGATATGGGGCCCGACGGTCAGGTCTCGGACCTCGGCCATCGAGTCCTCGTTGGTAGTGTTGAACTGCATCGTGCAGCTCCAGAGGGCTTTAGGCTGAGTCACCTGGGTGATCGGTTTGCGGCCGACCGGCTCATGAATCGCTATGCCGAACCGCTGCTCCCAGGTGATATCGATCGGGTTCGGTTTGGCCTGGGACTCGGACCGATTCCGCTCCCAGGGGGACCCCCCCTTCTCGACCTTCACTCGTTCCCCTAGTTTAATTGCCCCGATCTCGACTTGAACGAAACCCACGAAATCACCACCCCCCACCAAGATAGTTGCCCTCGCCCCGCCGGGCCATATCATCAAGCATCGTCCTCAGTTTCCAGATTGCGTCGTTGAGGTCGACCTCCCGCTCGATCCGGTCGACGTGCATGAGCGGCCCCTGCACCTGAACCAACACCCGAGGACCGCTTTCAGATCCGGCCCCGGGTTCGACCTCGCCTCCCTCGGACCGGGGCAGAGGGACAGCGGTCCGGGCCATCTCCCGAGACTCGGCCCCGGTCTCGCCCAGCCCGAACAGCGCCAGAATCGAGTCAGCCAACCGTTCGGCCGCAGTCGTTTTCCGGACGACCTGGGCCGGGGAGTACTCTTCGCCGGCGTGGACGACCGCTCCCCCGGTCTCCTCGACCCCGCCACCGCGTTCAAGTTTCGGGACGAACTGGGTGAAGCCGTACTTTTGCTGAAACTCAAGCTTCTGTTTATGCGGAAGCGAATCGATATCCACCTCCATAACGGCCTGCCCCGAATCGTTGATCCGGACGTTCGTTCCCCAGCCGGTCCCCCTCAGATCGGCCTGATCGTAAACGGGGATCTGCCGGCCGGCGAACTCGATCGCATCGACGCTAGTCGGAGCTCCTCCGGTCGGTATCTCAGCCCCCAGAAAATCGAGTATATTCTGTTCAGCCTCCCTCGCCTCGGTCCGCTGCTGCTGCTGGGCCGCCCCCGTCTCGGCGTAATGCTCCTCGACGGCAGGAGGGAGCTCGACCGGGGGTTCTCCGCCCGAAAAAGCCTTCTCGATCGCTTTGGCCTTGTCAACGTCGTACCCTCGGGCCTTCGCGGCCTCGATAGTTATCGATTTCAGCTTCTCGTCGAACAGACCCTTGTGGGCATCGGGAAGCTTCTGCCACTCGGACCAGGAGAGGGTATCAGTCCCGTATTTCTCTTGCATCAAGTCGGCGTACAGATCTTTTGCTTTGTACTCGATGACGTAGACCTCGCCGGCATGATCCTTTCCCCGGAACCGATCGATCCCGGTGAGCTCCCGCATCGTCTCGGATTCGGTCTTCCCCTCGGCCTTGGCCTGGGCGGCCTCGCCCTCGGCAGTCATCTGGGTCACAAGACCCCCGATCAAGGGGGCGCCTCGCAGGGCATCGACGATCCGGTCGCCGATCTTAGTGGCGATCCCGGCCTCGAACTGCCCCTGCTCGTTGTACCCGCCGAACAGAATCATTTTGAGGCGATCGTACCAGCCCCGGAACGTCCCGTACAGATCCTTGAGGTAGCCCCACGCTCCCTGCAGCCACTTGACGACCTGACCCAGCCAGTCAGGGATCAGCCCCTCCAACCAGTCTTTGAGGCGGTCGGTCAGGGTCGTAATCGAATCCCAGATCCAGGTCAGCAGTCCCGGGATCTTCTGGGTCAGGACGGCCGCCACCATCCCGCCCGGCGAGACCTTGATCGCCATCGATATCGCGCCCTTCAGAAACTCGCCGGCCGACATCCCTTTCAGCTTCGAGCTGACCCCGTCCACGATGGCGAGGAAGTCGGACCACTTCTCCTTAGCCCAGTCGACGCCGGCCGACAGGGTCCCCCCCAGATCGAGGGACTTCAGGTACTCCCAGGCTTTCGCCAGGGCCCCGGTCCGGTAGGCGATGTAGACGAGGAGCGCCAGCAACGCGGCCCCGGCGATGATCAGGATCCCGATGGGGTTGGCCGCCATCGCAACGTTCAGGAGCCACTGAGCGGCCGTCAGGATCTTGAGCGGGGCAGTGACGACGGACGCGACTCCGCCGAGCGCTTTCAGGGTGGTCAGAGCTCCGAGGACCTGAGCGGAGACGACGGCCCCAGACGCCCCCACGAACGCCAGAGCCAACCCGAACGAAACGTACTTGGTGGCATCCGGGTACTTCTCGGCCAGCGTTGCGAGCTTGTGCAGCCCGGACGCAACTGCCTCGAACGAGCCGACCAGAGGGGTCCCGATCGCAACGGACAGCTTTTCGTAAGCCATCCTCATCTCGGTGACCGCCGACACGATCGGGTCCTTCCCCTCGTTCGCCTCTTTCATGATTTTGAGGCCCTCTTTCATCCCGATGTACAGGTCGACCTGCTGATCATTGAAGTTCTTGAGCTCGGGCATCGTCCGCCGGTACTGTTCTCGCAGCTCGGCCACCTTTTCATTGCTCAGCTGGTAGCCGGGTATCAGTTTGTTCAGCGAGGAGACGTTCCCCCCGACGAACGACTCGAGCATGTTATCGGCATCGCCCAGGGTGCGGATGCTGGCGTTCGACGCAGCCCCCTGCACCGCTAGGGTCAGCTCAAGCTCCTCCAGAAACTCTTTTTGAAGGTCGGCATTGTCGGAGGCCCCGACGAGACCTCCGGCGGCTCCGGTCGTCAGCTTCGCGGCAGCCCGAGCCCGCTGGAACTGGGACGAATAGGATTTGGATCCCCCCTCCTCGACCCACGACGTGATCTCTTTCGCGACTTCGGGGGAGGACGCCCGGGCCTCGATCCCCTTCAGGAGCTCTTGATAGTCCGCGGCTTTGTAGACCGAAATCCCCACGATCGCCCCGGTCGCCGCAGAGACCTTGGTAGCTCCGCGCTCGATTGAATCCAGCTTGGCGCCGACCTGCCCCACCGAAGAGGCCGCCTGACCTGCTCGGGTCTGGACGTTGCTCAGCCCGGCCGCCAACCGGTTTGTAGCAGAAGCGGCCCGATCCATCCCGGACGCAGCCTTGGCACCGGCGTCACCGGCCGCCCCCAGAGTCCGGCTCGCATTCGATCCAACGTTCTGAAAATTGGAGAACGTGGTCTGGACGGTCTGGGCAGCGGCCGCCACCTTCTGGAGCGGGGCCGAAGCCCGATCGTTCACCCGCGTCTCGACGGTAGCGACGGTCTGCCCGACTCGGTCGGCCAGCACTCTTGTATCGGTCAGGTGTTTCGTGGCCTGATCGAGAACTTGCATCCGGAAATAGAGGTCCCGGATCTTCACTGCTCGCCCTCCTCCTCCTCGTTGCTCAGCCCGATCGCTTTCGTTACCGGCGAGTCCTTCTGGTCGGCCTTCCGTTTCGCCAGGTAGTCGGCTATACCGCCGGGGACATGTTCGCCCCGGGACCGCCTCCGGAGATTGATGTACTCCTCGTGGGTCAGGTATCCGGTCGACCCGTCTTTGTTGGCCCACTTCAGGGGCGGCCGGCCGGTCAGCGGTCCGGCCTGACGACGGTTCGTCGGTCCGCGTGACCGACCTGAAGACGATCCAGCCGGACCGCCTCCGGACTCAAGACCCGCCCGGATCTCCAGTTCCCGGGCGGTGCAGTACAGCGCAACAGCCACCTGCACGGTAGTCAGGTCGCGGGGGTCCCCTCCCCCACCGATCCGCCATCCTCCGAGGTGGAGGGAGAGGACGACGTTTCCGTCACCGCTCCGAAAAAATCGTCCACCCCCTCGTCGGTGATATGGGAGAGCTCCAGGATTCGCATACCGATGATGAAAATCGAGAACCCTACCATCTCATCGAACACCGAGGACAGGTCCTCCTCTTCGGTATCGGCCACGATCCCCAGCTCGCAGACCTGTTTGAGAAGCCCCATCATATCAGAGTCCGCCCGCAGGGCCTCGGCAACCTTAGCCTTCCCGTCAGGGTCCTCGGCAAGCTTCTGGAGGTCGTCCAACCGGCCAGCCGCCCCCCTCATATCGGAGACGAGCCCCATCACCTCGACGTCTCGCAGAGGCCGAATCGTAACGCAGTACCCCGGGTACCCTGGGAGGTCGACATCCTCTCGGTACCGAATACCGTCCAGAACGATGCGCCGGGTAAGACGCTTGCCCTTTCCGGTTCCGTTTCCCTTCCCCTTCCCCTTTGTTTCAGCCATCAAAATCACCTACGAAAAATGGTTCTTGGAGAGGGCCCTATAGCGGGGACCTCTCCATAGCCTTGAACTCGTACTGAGTCAGTACAGTGTTGTTCTCGGGATAGTCCCGACCGCTCTTCGTCACCTTACAGTTGAGCAGCTTCTCGAAGACCGCTCGACCGACGTTCCCGGTCGAGACCGTCCCGGCATCCTGGTCTTTCGACGGGAACCGATCCATGATCATGATATCGAAATAGATCGGGATCCCCTCATCGGCCTGGTCTTCGAGTAGATAGGTCAAAGCGTGGCGATCGCCATCAGACAGCCAAGTCCCCACGTCGAACGACCCCGTGAACCCGATGTTGTGGGTTGTCAGGGCGTACGGGAGATGGCTCCCAGTTCCCCACTCCTCCTTGACCTCGATCGTCTTAGCGTAGCTGAGACGTTTGCACGGGAACCATACACTAGCGACCGAAATGACCACGTCGTTGCTGCTAGTCGCTTCGATGTTGTACCCGTCACGGATTACGACAGCCATGATCTGCCCCCCCACTCCTTAAGCCATCCTCGCGCTCCAGTAGCCGACGCTCATGACCGTGTGAATCCGCTCGATATGGCCGACGCACTGAATCCACAGATCGATATCGATCTTGTTCCGGTCGAGCGGGTTCGCCCTGATAGAGACCTTGAAGTCGTCGAGAACCTGGAGTCTGACCAGCTCCTCGAAAAATGAGTCCAGGGTACCCTTCATGGCGGCGAGGGTCTGCTGAGTTCGCCTCCGGTGATAGAACCGTTTCGCGATGTAGTTCAGGGAGTTCATGCAGTGGTCGACAGTCCTCATATCGACGCACCGGAGGAAGTTGTCATCCGCAGCAGTCGTCACGCCGACGTAGGGCTTAATCCCTGCCCACTCCTTGACGATCACGTCCACCGAATTGTACGTGAGAACGTCCGTCTCCTCGGGAGTGAACTGGACTAGCAGGCTGTTGGCGTCGTGGATCACGTTGTTGATATCGGCCGCCGAATCGCCCAGGCTCAGAGCAGCCTCGGTCCCGGCCCGAGCCACGGCGAGGTTCTGCTCAGGCTGGGAGTCGTCCCAGCCGTTCCCGACGATCACCAGATGAGGGTTGTTGTAGCTGGATTTCAGCCGCAGAAGATCCGCCATCGTCGAATTTTTCTTGGCTGCCACGAACCCGATCATCGGTACGAATCGGTTCGCGGCCTCTACAGTGAACCCGTCGAGGATCGGGATCAGGTCATTCGTCTCTTCGGCGACCTCGTGGTCACATATCACGAGCGTAGTCGGAACGACACCCTCGGGCAGCTTCAGGAGCAACGCTAGAGCATCTTTCCAATCATCGGTCGTAATCGACGCCCCCTCAGCACCACCCGCCAGCCAAAACACCCCGCAGTCTGGCAGATGGGTCTCCCCGGGCTCGGGTTCGTACCGGGCGATCCCGGACCGCAACAGCGCGGCCTGGAGCTTGATATAGCTCGATACCGGGTACAGCTCGGTCTTGCGGCCGTCGGTCAGGATCACCTTCCGGGTTTTGTACTTGGTCGAGTAGTCGACTACGTCGGCAGCGGTCGGGCCTTGGCCATCGTAGAACGTCACCGATCCGGCCTTCTTATCGAAGAAGACTTTTCCAGTCTCCAGGTCTTCGTCTTTGTAGACGATCGATTTGGAGACCCCGCTGACAAGAAGGAAGTTGGAAGTATCCTCCTCCAGGTCCCAGTTGTCGAAGTAGTACGGGCCGACCGTCCCGTCCCCGATGAAGCTCCCCACCTCGTAAGAGGAGTAGCTCCCCTCAGCGATCTCGCCCCGGATGCTGTTTCCCCATGCCCCCGGGCTACTGGCGACGAACTTGCCGACGACCGGCGGGTCAAGCGTCACTGCTCCGGTTTTGACCTCGACCTCAGCGGTCGCGATCCCGGTCCCGCCGACCTTGGTGGCGGCGACGACATCGACCCCCTGGGCGAACAGCATCTCGCAACCGTCGCAGACCGGGCCGCTGTGGAACAGAGCACGGGCATCGGCAGAGGTCCCTAGGAGGACGGTCTCCCCGACCGGCCCCCGGACTGCCTCGCCCACGATCGCAGCGACGCCACGACCGATGATGAGCGGGACCTTACCGACGCTCCTCAGCTCCACAGTCAGCCCTACATACGAAAACTGACTGCCGTATTCGAACATGTTTCCCCCCACTCCAGACGGTTATCTGGCTCGGCTCAGTCGGACGCCGGAACGGTCTCGACGACCATCCCGGTCTCGATCTTCACCGACCTGCTCGCCCGAGGAACCCCTCCCTCGGACGAGGCAGCTCTGCTCTTGGCAGCCCGCTTGACGGGCCGATCCTCGACCTCGATGATCTCTTTAGGGTCGGCCCCCTTCAACACGGCTGCCTGGTACTCATCTCTCGAGATGAGACCCCTTCTCATAGCATCGATTCTCCGAACGCGCAAGATGATCACCCTAAGTTCTCCTGCGCCGGGCCAATGAGCCGAACCGAAACTCCGACTCGACCAGGCACGTAGATGAAGTATCTTAGGTCGTTCTCGCTGGATGAACCGTGGACGAGGGCCTCAAAAGATTTTATCGCGGGAACTTGCTCGATCCAGCTAATTTCGCCTTCGATTTCTAAGTCTGTCACTGACCTATATATAACACACCCATGAGCGTCACGATAAGACAGCGCCGCGCCGCTCAGAAGCACGTCGAGGACCTTCAGCTTGTCCTGTTGCCAGTCGAGATCGAACCTCGACCGGATCACCTCGATTTCGAACAGGTGGCCGAACGAATCTCTCTCGGTCGGAGACGCGGTCTGAAAATCAACCGTAACCGTTGCCTTTTCGTAATGCCCCCACCGGTCGTCGTAGACTTCTCCCTCCTCGTCCTGGTTCGGTTCGGTCCCGAGAAACGAATCGAACCCCATCGTCCGGCCAGTCGGCGCCAGGGTAAGCACGATCACCGGGTACGTCGGAGACGCTGCCCACTGATCCGACCAAACCGCCGGATAGGTCACCCCGCCGATCGTTTTGGGGATCCACGAGAACAACCTTTGGATCTGGGCCGGACTGAACGGCATCTATCCTCTCCCCCAGTGACCGCAAGCGAGGTACCGGACGTGCTTCGGCGCCTCGTCTTTCGGCGTAAGCTCATCGAGGTAATCGTCCATCAGTCCTTTCAGATGATTTAGCACCTGGGACCAATCGCGCCCCTCAGCTCCCGCGACGGGCTCCCATCGGCCCGAGGTGGGATTATAGGCCCCAGGATGGACGTTATGGGACCGGGTCGCATAGGTCAGGGCGACCAGGTACGCGGCGGTCGAGACCTGGGCGGCCCAGACGAGTTCGTCGGGCTCGCCTCCACCGAGTCGAGTGGCCACCTTCGGACGGGCCCGATCGATCCCCGATTGGATAGCGTCATCCGACAGCTCCCCCACCTCGGGAATATTGATCGCATCCCGGACCGCTTTGATCGAGACTTCGAGGGTCATCAGTCGTACCTCTCTTTTTTCGAGTTGAATACCCGCCACGGCCGGGGCGGGCAGTGGAGGTTCCACCACTGCGGGAAGTAGTGCTCCGCGTCGACCAGCATCGAGTCGAACAAGCTCCGGACGAAGAACGCTCCGACGCTGACCCCCCGGGACGATCTGCCCCGAACCGCAACGTGGCCCTGGGCACCAACCCGAAGGGTCTTGCAGACCCGACAGCTGGCCGGGATCGTCTCGGTCTGCTGATGGACGAGGATCGAATCACAGTCGACCCCCTCGGGTACGGTCCCCTGCAGGAATGGTCGGACGTGCCAAAGAACCGGAATAGCCTTCTGCATCGGGACGTTCATCGACATTGGCACCGGGAACGCTTTTTTCACCAGGACCGAACCGTCTAGCGATTCGGGAACCCAGTCTACAGCCAGTGCTCGCGCCCCGAACGAGCTCAGCTTGAACTCTTTCCTGGCCGTGAACCTCATCGACCAGCTCACGCCCCACCGGTACCTGGTATAGTAGACGTAAGTGTGATGGCAGGGCGGCCCGGTGATCACCTTCCAGGTGTAAGTGCTGACCAGGAACGGGGTCGTCGGGGAGGTGTGGGTCTTCTCCAAGTCGATCGTAGTCCAGTCGACCCCGTTCCGCGAGAATTTCAGGCTCGGAACGGGCCGCCCCAGGACCGAGTCGAACTTCATCCCTCCGGCGAACTGGAGGTAGTCCATCCCCCCGACCACCGGGACGGTGCTTTCGTACCCTGCCAGGGTCACCCCTGCCGAGTACAGCCGATCCCATCGGGGAGTCCAGACCTCTCCTCGGCCGGTCACGGTGTAGTAGCGGAACTTGTCCTGCCCGACGAGCTCGACCTTGACTACGAACTCGGCAGCGGCGCCCGCAGACGGGTTGATCGCCAAAATCTCTCGAATGATCCGGTCGTTGGTCAGCTTTCGGGCCACCTCCCAGGACCCCCCCTGGGTCTCGGATCTCAGCAGGTACGGCCCGATCCCGGCGAGAACCAGCGAGTACCCTCCGGCGATCGCAGGGCTGGAGTCCCCGGACCAGATCGAAGTCCCATCGAACGACAGGTCCCAGCTCTCGGCCCGATCTTCGGTCGCCCAGACCTTCGACCCGGAATGGTACAGGACCCTATCCTCGGTGACGGGCATCCCCTTCCCGGGCAGGCTCGCCGGTCCCGCATCGGACTTTTTCAGGATCGAGTTTCCGGTGGTCGTAGTTTCGTACCAGCCGTCAGCGGCCGGGAACACGACCCAACCCCAGTCGATCGAAATGAACCCGAAAATCTCGTGGGGATGGTTCCAGATCTCGGACCAGCTCCGGCCGTAGTTGTTCGATCGAAACACCGTCCAGGATCCGTCAGTCATCCGGCATAACGCGAAATAGTACTCGCCGTGGACTCGGACCAGATCGAGAACGGTCTCGACTGACCCCGGGAACGGGTCCGAGATCCACCACGACTCGAACGAATCCAGATCGAACGTCCCGACGACCCGGTTCATTTCAGGGAGCACGGTGACGACGAGGGGCATCATGAGGCGGCCACCACCAGAGCGGACAGAGAAACGGTCGAAGCCGAGGTCGATCTCAGTCTCGCCCGCAACGTTAGCTGAGTTCTCCGACGCACCCTCAGAGCGCTAGTCACTGGACAGCCCGCCGGCCGACGGTCTCTTCTCATCGCAGAGCCGACCTGAGCAGTCTTCACGCGCCGGGCCATCAAGACTGCCGACCCGGAGGCTTGCTCGGTCCGGGTCAGTCTCAGCAGGGAGGTCGTCCCGACCGACGACTCGGCTCGTCTCAGCAGCCTGACCGATGACCGGAAGGGAAAGGGCGGGGTCCTCACCAGCAGGGCCGAGACGTCCGCCCCCTCGGCCACCATCCCGACCAGACCCACAGTAGACCCCAGTTCCGAGGTCCGGTCGAGCCGGGCCAGCAGCGAATCGACCTCGATCCGCTCTCGGCTAGGGCCTCGGAACGCCGCCGAAACTGCCAGATCTCGGATCGGGAGGTACAGGGTGTAATCGATCCCCGCAGCAAGTGACATCTCGACCATCGCCCTGATCAGGCTCTCCTTTTCGAGAACGGCCCGGATTGCATCGGGCTCACAGAACTTGATATGAACCTCCCCGGGCCAGAGTGTTTGAACGTCAGAGACCCCTGGCATCCCGACGAGCTCGTTCAGGATTTGTTCGACGGCCGGAGCTGCTCCGCATCCGGTCGCCGCCAGGGTGAACGTCTTGATTCGAAGCCGGTAGGACTCATCGCTCTCGCCAGTCCACCGAGACAACCCGAACACGTGCCCCCACTTCAGGTCGAGCTCGGCCCCGGTCGACGTATCGAGCCGGTTCGCCCACTCCATGCCCTGGACGAGCATCTGAACTTTGTCGAACTGGTCGACGTACGATTTCAGCATCGAGTCGAGCACGAGCGGGGTCCCCTGTACCCGTTTTGCCAGGTAGACAGAAATTCCGCAGCTGGCACCCTCGGGAATCAGCAGAGCCGACCCCATCACCGTAGCACGGGACCGGACCGATGCGAGGAGCCCGGTCTCGAACTCGGCCGGAACGTTAGCCTCCACCAAGACCGAGTCGACGGTCAGGTCCACCTCCTGGTTTTCGACGGCAATGACCGCATCAGCCTGGATGAACTGGGATCCATCCGTCTGCATCCGGACCCCCACCGGGAACGTTTTCGTCCGAACCTGCTGCATGACCACCGACAGCGGAAAGGTCTTGGGCAGGTCCTTGTTGATCTTCGAGACCTCCGCGTTCAGGTAGTACGGGCAGAGCGTCACGTGCGGTGGCACGCAATCAGCCTGTTCGAACATCAACACAGCCAGGTGGGAGTGAGGATAGCTAGCTACCACCGAGCCGGAGGGCGGTACGAAATAATCGGTAATCCCGGAATGGTTCGAGGACTGGATTGAAGCGTTCGGATGAGAATGGGAATCGGTGCCGGCCAGTGTCGGCCCGGAACTCGCCCCTTCGATGAACCTGGTGCCCCAGGTTCCCCCAAGCGAAGTCCACCGGGACGACGGGACACCATCGAAAAAGCAAACCGTGTTGACCGGTGCCCCAGCAGTCTCCGATACGGTGACCTCGTAGACGGGAGTCTGAACTCGGGCGGGCATAACCGACACGGAGTCAATCCCAGTTGCGGCTATGGTATGATCATGGCTGTCGAAGTCCTCGCTTAGGGATGTCATCCCAGTCTCCCCCCCCACCCCCCCGGACGCCGCATCGAGCTTGAAGTTGACCGAATGGTTCCCGTGGGTGGCCCGACCGCCGGTCACTCCCACAGGACCGAGCTTGATCAGCCGGCCGTCAAGCGCAGAGATCCGGGTCAGCCCGGAGTAGGTCAGCGCCCCCCGGCCGATTAAGACTGCTCCCGCCGGGAAACAGCGGTGGTACGTCTCCCAGACCGAAACGTCGATCCTCCACAGAACGAGCTGGTAGAACGAGGGATCGTTGTTCGAGATCCCGGTCTGTTTCGTCGTCCAGGTATGACTATGTTTAGCTAGCGCGTAGTATATTGGAGATTTGGTAGAGATCCGGGTCTCAGCGCACTGCCCGCTCGTCCCGGCCGTTATGTTGTGCCGGTGGGTGGAGGCCCCCGCGACCGTCCCCGAATCGTAAACTGAGGAGCAGGTCCGCAGGTATTTTCCGTTCCAGGTCGATACGACCTCCCACGGGCTAGGCGGACTCGTATGGGTTCCCAGAACGTACATGTAAGCCATGATGACGATCCTCTAATGCTCGATCCGGATCTCTTCTTCACCGAAACTTAGTTTGAACTTACCCTCGATACCTACGTTGTAGATCGTCTCTAGCCACGAGAACGACATCAGCACCAGATTATTTATTTTCAACAGACCATGTGGTACGCCCTCCACTTCACAGTCAGGGCAACGGACCTCCCCTCTCGGGTAGAACTTCGGGTTCAGCTTCAGCGACTTGCACCGAGAGCAGAACCATTGGTTACGGGTTTTGCACTCAGGACACTCCAGCGTCCCGGTCCCGTCCCAGGTGAACGCCGTCCCGCACCGGGAACAGAGGTAGTAGTCGGACAGGTGGACAGCAGCGGACCGATGGAATATCGGTTGGTCTCCGATCACCTCGTCGGCCCTGAACCCCGACGTCGCCCCCCAGAACATGGTCGGCCGGATCTCGACCCGGTACGATCTCGCCCTGGGGTCGAGATCCATCACGATCGGTGGTATCGGCAGAGATACCGCGGGCTGACCCAGGGAGGTCACCTTCTCCGCCAGCTCGGGCGAGAACGGGACCCATGCCACCTGAGAAAGAGGACGAGGAGGGGGCGGGGTCCAGCCCCGTTCCTCGCCAGTCTCCAGGTCGAACTGAGTTTCGCAGGCCACCCCATCGTCCAGGACCCGTGTCCAAAAGTACTTCAAAACGTGGTTATGCAAACCGTCGTTGGGCCGGGTATCGTCCATCTCGGAGTCTCCTGCTCAGATCTCGTCGACCAGGAACGTCAGTGACTCGTTCGGTTTCTCCCCCTGGGTTGCATCGCTGGCGAACTTGAGCTGGAGCACGACAGCATACGTCCCGCCCTCAGACGTGTAGTCGTTGTTGTCGATCAACAAGGGGTTCGCGCTGGTGTAGGTGTCCGCATCAGTCGGATCGACGGTCTGGCCCTTGTAGTAGGCATGACCGTTCGTCTCGTCCTTGACGTACGTTCCGGAGACGCCCTGGGACCCGTGGGCCTGCGCGTAGTTTCCAGCCGGGCAACCATTCGGCCCGGAATCCCGACGGCAGACCAGCATGGCCCCACCAGTCCCGAGGGCCCAGTTGGTCTTGATGTTCCCCGACGTGTAGAACCGGACGTTGTTGATTTTCGTAAAACTCCCGGACAGGTACAGCCTGAAATGTTTCCAGTAGCTATAGTTGAACCCGCCCGCAGGCACGACGCACGGGTACTGATCTCCAGGGTTGTACAGGTCAGCCAGACAGAACCGGCCGAGCGTGACCGTAGTCCAGGTAGGCCCGGACCCGTTTCCTTCTTGGATAGCTAGTGTAGCAGCCATTTTTTCCCCCCACTCCAAACTAATCTTTCAGTTGTCGGACACGGAATCGCCCCAAACGATCCCGCATCCCAGTCTCTCAGATCAGCCCTTCGGGCCGATCCAGTCGGTCTCGATCTGTTCAGCGACCCGATCTTCGAACTCAGCGAGCAGTTTGTCTACGCTCTCATCGAACGTAGCTCTCAGGAACGATCTTGTCGGGATCCTCTGGCCCGGCAACGGGTCGGTCCCCTCCATGTTTCCCGGGACGCCGAACTCGTTGTAGGCGGCAGTCTCCGCCACCACCGGGTCGAAGATCCCTACCTTCAGCTCGACCAAGTCCCGGTCGATGCTCAGCTGATGGGTTACGCTTCCGATCAGGTCACCCTCATCGATCAACGTAGTCGTCGACTTTTTTTTCTTGATCGTAGACGGCGCGTTCGGGGGAGGTACCCCCGACCGGATCCGGGCCACGACCTCAGTTTCGAGCTTGGTCCCGAGCCGGTCCATTTCTTGGGCTATGTCTCCAGTCATGACTAGTACCACCGCCGGACGACCTTCTCTCGGCCTTTCAGTTCGATCGCGCCCCAGTCGATCGGATCAGAAGGCCGGTCTCCAGTCGGAACGGGCTCCAGGGTCTCTCGAACGAGCGGGGCCCTCTCCCCCTCCCGATCCCATCGGACCGGGTCGGCCGGACGTCCTCCAGAGGGGGCAGGTCTCAGGGTCTCTCGAACGAAGGGCATCCTCGGCCGGGGATAGTCGCGGGCGAACGATACCGAAATCCTGCACGGCGCCCCGGAACCACACGAGAAAGCGCTCTGGAGCAAAGTTCCGACCGCCCGGGATCGAGCGAGGAACACCGATACATCAAGCCCCCCCGCCCAGACGTAGCGGACCAGAACCCCGACCTC